AAACAAAATAAAACTGCTTATAATTTTCATAAACATTTAATAAAAAAATATAAAACAAAACATTATGAAAATGAAAGGTATTCAGTATTGGAGGTATATCTATGATATTTTGGAACTTAAAAGATATGTATGAACAAAAAATTTATTGCAAGGGTGGTGGAGGCTTTGGTGGAGCATTTAAAAAAATTGAAAAAGGTGCTAGCAGAATGGCAGGAAATTTAACAGGTGGATTATTAGGAAAATCAGATGCACAAAGAAATCAAGAAAGAATGTTAGAACAAGCAAAAGATGATGCTGCAAGACAAGAACAGCAATATGCTGCACAAGTAGCAGAAGAAAATAGAAGAAGAAAAGAAGAAGCTGATAGAGCTGAAGCAGAAGCAAGAAGAGCCAGAGAAGAACAAGCTAGACTACTAAGAGAAGCAGAAGAAAAGAGAAAAGCTGAAAATGATTTTAATCAAAGATTAGCACAAGATACAGGAACTATTGCTAAAACAAATGTTGATCAAAATTTTAATCAACAAAAAACAACAACTGTAGATTATTCTAATTCTACTAATGATTTTTCAAGAAAAGAAGATAATGAAGATATTGACAAGTTAAAGAAAGCTTTTAAAAGAAAGTTGTAGGAGTAACTTATGATATTAGAAATAACAAAAGAAAAATTAGAATTCTATTACGATAATGCAAAAAAGTACAAAGAAGATATAAGAGGAGTATACAACGAAGTATATGAATACACTGACGTAAATTTTAGTATTAAAGATAGTGGAACAATTGAAAAACAAAGTAATAGAGGAGTAGAAAGTGTAATCTTAAAAAGTGAAAACTTCTTGTGTAACTTTATAATGTCATCCATTTTTTCTAAATCTGGAAGATGGGCGACAGTAAAAGTTAATCAAAAAGCTTTAAAAGAGGTTACTAACACAGATGGAGAAGTTGCAGAAGCACAAGCAAATGAAATAAATAAAGTGTTGGAAAATAATTCTGATACAGTTTATTTCACAAACGACAATACTAATTACTATACAGAGACTTCAAAATCTTTACTTGACTGTATAAAAGTTGGAACAGGGATAAGAAAGATCATAGAACTAAAAGATAATACTAAATGCTTTACTTATGCTTATCAAAACTTAGATAATATATATATTTTAGAGGACAATTTAGGAAAACCTAACATTATATTTAAAGTATATGTAGAAAAAAACCTAAATGATATAAAAGACTTGTTTGGACATTTACCTATTACAACACCAAAAGGCTTAAATGAGGAAAAGCTCGACGAAAAGATAAATATTACAGAGTGTGTTATTGGAGTTTTTGACGAAGAAACAAGTACATATAAATATTATCACGGACTTTATACTGAAGCTTTTGAACAAATGTTATATGAGGGAGAATTAAATTATAATCCTTATACAGTGTTTAGATGGAAAATAAATAGCTCTAATCCTTGGGGAATTGGAATAGGTTTAGAAAACCTAGATTTATTTGAGGAATTAAAAGACTTAAAAGGAAAAAGAAAAAAACATGCTGAAAAAATTGTTAGCCCTCCATTAAATTTTTATGGAAGTATCGATTTAATAAATAAAGTTAGTTTAAAATCTGGAGCAAAAAATTATGCTGGAAGTGGAATAGGTGGAGATAGATATGGAGTAGAGCCAATTAACATTGGAACTAATCTATTGCCAATAGAAAAAGACATAGAGAGAGCAGAGCAAAAGATAAGAGAAGCATTTATGGCTCAACCTTTGGGAGATGTATCTGATACTAAAAATAGGTCCGCTACTGAAATGGGTTTAAGACATGAAATGTTTAGAAAAGAATTTTCTGGAACTTATGAACTTATAAATACAGAATTATTAGAGCCTACTTTTATGAATGCTTATTACATAATGGATAGCAAAGGTTTATTAGATAAAACAGAAAATGAAAGTTATATAAACATTTCACAAATACAATATATTAATGAACTTACTCGTAATGCTGGAAGTGATGAAGTTGTAAATGTAATCAATTTCTATGTGACTTTATCTCAAGTGGTCCCAGAAAATCAAAGGCAATTCATTTTTAAGATTTATGAATTAATAGACTGGGCAAGTAAGAAAATGAGAGTACCACTTGATGTATTAAATAGCAAAGAAGAAATAAAACAACTAATAGCACAACAGCAACAACTAGAACAAATGCAACAAATGGCTATGGTTCAAGAAGGAATTGGAAAACGTCAAGATGTAGGTATAGGAGAAGAAATCAAGGAAAGTATGGGTGTATTTAATGGAACATAGAACAGAATATCAAATACTTTTAAATAAATTTGCTGGAAATAATGATTTATATAAATTACTAGAAGAGTGCTTACTTGAAGATGAAAGAAATAGAGAGAGTATTTATCTGTTATCTGGAGCATATCCAGAGCGAAGAAATTTAATAATGAAATTAATGACAGACTTAAAAGTTAATGAAGAAAGAGAGGTTAAATAATGGAAGATGAAGTTTTAGAAAATTTAGAGGACAAAGAATTAGAAATAAAAGAAACAGATCCAAATTTAGAAGAAAAAACAGAGGAACAGCAACAAGAAGAAAAGAAACCCTTTTCGGTGGATGATATAGAGTTTACAGAAGAATATAATTTAGGTGGATATGATTTTTCCAAATTCAAAGGAAGAATAGATGAAAGCTCTTTACCTTACTTAGAAGAGTATGCAAAGAAATATCAAGAACAAGGTTTCACACAAGCACAGATTGAGTTTTTATTAGAAGAAAACTTATCGGAAGCACCAAAAGATAGAGAAAGCATTATGAAAGAGTTAAATACTTCTCTAACAATGGAGGAAAAGCAAAGTTATAAATATACAGGAACACAGTTAAAACAAGCCTTAGATAAAAGTAATTTAGGGAAATATTATGAAGAAATAATGTCAAACCCTATTGCTTTCAAAGTAGTAAATGCACTTGTTAAAAATATGACTCCAGGAGCAAATGTAGGAGCAAAAACAGAAAGAGAAAGTAGAACATCTAGATTAACAGGTTATCAAGCAGTTGATAAATTTAATGAATACCTGAGAGCGAATATTGGTAATGCAGATGTTCAAGGGAAAGTAAAAGAATTAATGGCAATAATTGGAACAGAAGAAGATAAAAAATATTTTAAAGAAACATTAGGTTTATAGGAGGTATTAAATGTCAACAACAACAAACACAAAACAACAACAATTCGCAGCAGCAGCATTAATGGCAATGGATACATTAAAAGCTAGTGGATTAAAAAAATTAGGTGAAAGAGGAACTGTAAAAGGTGGAGAATCTCATACATTTTACAGAAAGAAAAAAGCAACAGCAAAAGATGGAATACCATCAATGTTCACTGGTTCTTTCACTGGAGAAGGTGGAGATTTTGATAAGTTTACAGCACCAATTGCACAAATTTCATCACAAGACAAATTGCCAGAAGCTGATATGTTAAAGACAAAGTTAGATTTAAAATCACCAATAGTTTCATCAATGACAAATGCAGTTTTACAAAAAGAAGATGAAAAAATAATTGCAGCAATAGCAGCAGCTGGAACACTTGCAACAGCAGGAAAAAATACAAAAACAGTTGATGATATAGAAAATATAAAAATATTAATCCAAAGAGTTAGAAGTGCACATGTATGGGCTAAAAATGGTCTAGATCAAAAGAAAGGTGTAGCTATAGTAATGAATGAAGAAGATTATTCGGTACTTGCTTCATCTGAAATCTTTATCAATGGAGATTATCAAGCTGCTTTTGGTGGTGGAACTGGTGACACACCTTTAACATTCTATGGTGCTGAAATAATTATATCTGAACAAGTTGCAAAAGGAACATTCTATATAATACCAAGTTATACATTTGGTTTCGCAGAATGGGAAAACTCTATAACTACAGATATGGTATTTATGCCAACAGATGGAAGAACTTGGCATCTTCAAATAACTAAATCTGTTGGAGTGGTAGTAATTGCACCAACAAAGATAACAAAATTCACATTTAAAGTTTAATCAATAAAGGGGTAAGGGGATATAAACCTCTTACCCTTTTTTAAAGGAGATAATATGGATTTTAAAACAGGTAAGCTACATAAAATTATAAGAGAATTTAAAAAAGGAAATGGAAGATATGAAATAAATGGTATTGACTTAGAAAATACAGTTTTTCTATATAGAGAAAAAACAAGTCCATTTATTCCTATTCCAAAAGGTAATTATAGAACTGTATCAGATGGTAATGAAAACACATTGATTGTTGATGATTATATTAATAATAAAGCAGTTGAATTTCAAATAATATCAATTTTTAATGTAAATGCTTCTAAATATTTAGAGAAGTTTCCTGAGTTAAGTATGGCTGTAGAGCATACAAACAAAATCGTAGATGATATAAATAACATAATAGATTATTTGAATAGTGTAGGAGTAAAAACTGATAGTAAATATCAAACGCAGATACTAACACCATTAGAGCCTTCATCGACTTGGTATATGAATGCAGATGGAGTTATAGAAACTTTACCACTTGATGATTTTAATAAAAAGTTTAAAGAAATTATAGAAAATATAAGTGAAACTGCTGATGAAAAAGCTCAAGAACAAGTTAGGAAAAGGCTTGAAACATTAAAAGAAGAAATAGAAAACTTTAAAAATACTAAAACATCTGAGATTCTAGAGAATATAACAAAGAAAGAAAATGACACATTAAAAGAAATTATGGAAATTAGAGATATTGCTAAAAATGAAATAAATGCTGGAGTGTCATCAATAAATGAAACATCTTCAGAAGTTTTAGAAAATATAAAAAGCCAAAAAGAAAATTATATAAATGAGATAACTAACATAGGAAACACTTCAAAGAAAGAATTAGAAAGCAAAATGCCTGAAATAAACAATAAATTTAATAGCATTGCAGGTGGTCAACTTAACCCTAGTTTTATTCAAGATGTAGGAGAAAAAAGAACTGGTCAATTTTACTTAGATAGAAATACAGACAGATTATATAAATGTATAAAAACAACATCTAGTACAATTAATTCTGCAGAATATTTCAAAGATTATTCATTAGAAGCTATTATAAAAAATCTTGAAAGTTTAACAGAAACTGGTAGTAATGAAAAAGGAAGTTGGTTCAAAGATAAAAGAACTGGATTGATTATACAATGGGGATTTATAAATTTAACTGTTACAAAGCAAGATTATGAAGAACACTTTATAGATTTACCAATCCCTTTCCCTAATAGTTCATATAATACATCTGCTGCAAGAAATTATCACTACCATGATATAAGTGATGGTAAATGGAGTTGTGTTCCTATTTCAAGCAATAAAATAAAAATTTTAACATCTGGATTTACATCTAATTTTGGGAAAATTGATGGATATTTTTGGATAGCGATAGGGAGATAATTATGATTTATATTTACAAAAAAGATGAATTAATAGATACACTAAATTATGATA